GATAATTTAAAAGCGGTCGGCAAAGTTGCACGTGATGTTGCCGCCGTTACCGAATTTAATGCGGTAGATACCGCCGGTGCGCTGGATAAAATGGCAATGGCGGGTTTGACAAGCAAGCAATCTATGGCGTTGCTTGCAGGCACGACAAATCTTGCTACGGCTGCCGGAGCTGATTTAACAACGGCGGTTGATATAGCTACCGATGCACTCGGTGCGTTTGGACTGATGACCGAAGACGAAAAGGCGCTTGAAGGAAATTTGAACCGCTTATCCGATGTTATGGCTAAAACGACAAATATGTTTAATACGGATATCAGTGGATTTTTTGAATCGGCGAAGATGGGTGCGGCAACCTTTACGGCAACGGGACAATCGCTCGAAGATTTTTCGGCGATGGTCGGCGTTATGGCGTCGAGCGGCATTAAAGGGTCGGAATCAGGTACACAGCTGCGCAATATGATGTTGTCGCTTGCCTCGCCGTCGAGCAGTGCACAAAAGGCGTTGGACAAGCTGGGAGTGAAAACAACCGATGCGCAGGGCAATTTTCTAAATATCATAGATATACTAGGGCAGTTTGAAAACGGCATGAAAGGTATGGGGGATGCGGAAAAGACGGCGGCCCTTACCGATATTTTCGGCAAGCGAACTGTAACGGGCGTAACGCTTTTACTTAAAGAAGGAACAGAAGGATTAAAAAAATATTCCGGCGAATTACAAAATGCCGGCGGAACGGCTGCCAATGTTGCCGCCGCTATGCGCGGATCGTTGGCAAACAGGATAGAAGTTTTAAAATCAGCTTTAACGGAATTGGGCTTTAAGTTTGTAGACGCTTTTGCCGCAAAGGGCGGCAAGGCTATTGAAAATCTTACGGCGGCAATAACGAATTTTGATCCGACGCCGATTATCAATTTTTTAACGACGGCGTTTAATGTTATTTTTAAAGTGGTTGGCGTTTTGTGGAAAATGCGGATTGTAATTATATCGCTTGTTATTGCGTGGGGAATTTATAAAGCGGCGATGATTGCCGCCGTTGTTGTATCAAGTATTATGGGCATGGTACGCGCCGTGCAAGCGCTTATGTCTGCACAGCAGGGAATGAATGCGGTGCAAGCGATTTTTAATGTGTTGCTGACTGTCAATCCGCTCGGCGTTATTATTGTTGCGATTGCGGCGCTGGTAGCGATTATCATTGTTTGTGTAAAACATTGGGATGATATTACGGCGGCAATGGCTAGGAGTTGGGATTGGATAAAGAAAAATCAGGAAGCGGTGTTGGGAATTATCGGGGTTTTTTCAGGCCCTTTTGCTGTTGTCATTTCTGTTGTGCGCGAATTTTGGAATGAGTGGGATAGAATTACACAGGCTTTTAAAAACGGCGGTATTGTTGCAGGATTAAAACAGATAGGCGCGACAATTTTGTCGGCCTTGCTTGTGCCGTTGCAAGGGGTGTTTGAACTTTTAGGAAAAATACCCGGTGTCGGAAAGCCCTTCAAAAATTTCGCAACAAATATGGCGGGTTTTAGAAATCAGGTAAAAGGTATAGAAGAACCGACGGTCGATATGCCTATGAGTAAAGGCGGCGATGCCGTTTCGGGCAGTATACAATCTTCGATCGCTCCTGTTTCCGGCGCACAACAGGCAGCTTATTATTCGCGCAAGGATAATTACGAGCATGCAGAAATTTCGGTACGCGCGGAACAGGGTACGCAAGCACGGGTTTCAAAGGCTCCAAAATCGCCCGCTTTTAATCTTGCCGTTTCGGGGAGTTATTAAGGGGTTGTGTTGTGGAATGGGAAAAAAGGATAACCGAAGCAAAATACACATCTCCGTCCGGCAAAGAATTGACATTTTTATTCGGCAGCGTTTCCAAAGAAACAGATTTAAAGACAGGGCTTTTTACTTTTCCCGATAAAGACGGCGCTCATGTACAGCATCAAGGCGCGGGGGCGACAAGCTTTCCCCTTGCCTGTATTTTTAACGGCTCGGATTGCATGGAACAGGCGGATAGTTTTGAAGCAATGCTTTTTGAACGGGGCGTCGGAGAATTGCAGCATCCGGTATATGGCGTTCATAAAGTGGTACCGCACGGAAAAATAAAACGGGTTGATGATTTGCTTTCCGGTTTAAATGAATCGATTGTTGAAGTTGCGTTTGTAAAAATTATTACCGATGACATTATCCCGAAGCTTGAAGCGGTTGTTGCTGCCGAAATCGAAGAAAAATATGAAGCATTTGCAGATGCCGCGTGTGAAGATTTTGCGCGCGGCATAGCCGCCGATACAATCGATGATGAATTGCGAGAAAAATCAATTTTAAATTTACAAACCGAACAAATAAAAAACAAAATGGAGGCATTGGTAAATTCAAATGCCGGAAGCTACGGTACTTTTTTAACAACGATTGCCGAGTTAAAAAATTCAGTTACCATGTTATTTGATAAAGGTTCAAATACAATTAACAACGGATTAAATACGGCGCGCTTTACTTTAAATTTAATGCGGTATCCGTCGCGGGTGCTTATCAATGTTGCGGAAAAGATAAAAGGATATTCGGCTTTAATCGGTACGCTTATAAATCAATTTAGAAACGATCCGTTCGGTACCCGCAATATCACAAATGCTGTTATGACATCCCGCCTATCGTTGGGGGCCGCGGTTGCTTCAATCGCTTCCGGTGTTGCTTTGCAGGTCGCTGAAAATTCGGCTCAAAAAGATAAAACAACTGTTCATGTGTCGAGAGGTGAAGCGGTGTCTGCTGCCGGAACGATTATAAACCTATTCGAAGCCGTAAAAGAATTTGATGACACAAAGGTAAAGACGAATAGTTTTGTCGATACAAACAGCAATATGTATTTTTTGCTGTCCGATTTGGTCTACAAAAGTGTGTTGCTTATTATAAACAGTTCATTTGCCCTGCCGATGCAACGTACCATTGTGCTTGACCGAGATCGGCAGCTTATAGAACTAAGCGCAGAATTATACGGATCGGTTGACTATGCGGACGAACTTGTTTTTGAAAACAAGTTTACGGCCGATGAAATTATTTTGTTGCCGATGGGCAGGGAGATTACATATTATGTCAAAAGTGCATAAGGTAGTTTCCGGCGATACGCTCGGCGCAATTGCAATAAAGTATTTAGGATCATTCAATAAATGGCATGATATTGTACTGGCTAATCCGCAGCTTTCGGGGAGAAAGACGGCTATAGACGGTTCACCGCTGATTTTCCCCGACGATATATTAGTCATTCCTGTAAAAGAAAAAATGCCGGCAGGGGTTAAGACGACAATTGAAGTTGCGGATGGCGAACAGGATGTCGCTATCGTTATTGGTGGAAAGAAATTTGTCGGCTTTACCGGTTACGAGCTGAATTTGTCGTTTGATTCGCTTGATACTTTTTCTTTTTCCGCGCCGTATGATGACTCTTTACAAGATTTGCAGGAAGCAATTGAACCGTTTAGTTTTAAATCGTGTGAAATTTATTACCAAGGCACATTGGTTTTTAACGGAAAACTTTTAACGCCGGAACCGAAACTCGAAGACAGTTCGGCAGAAATAACGTTACAGGGCTATCCTTTGTGCGGCGTATTAAACGATTGCAATGTTCCGCCGGCTAAATACCCTACCCAATACACTGGTTTGACTGTAAAACAAATTGCCGATGAGTTGGCGCAATCGTATAACGTTGATGTTGTGATGCAAGGTGAACCCGGCGAAGCGTTTGAAAAAGTTACTTGCAAACCTGCTGAAAGTGTCTTGTCGTTTTTGACGAAACTTCTAAAACAGCGCGATTTACTTTTTACCAATGACGAAAAAGGGAATTTGGTCTTTTTTAAAGTTAAAGAAAAAAAAGCGGACGTTTCGTTTGTCGAAGGTCAAGCGCCTTTATTATCTGTTACGCCTAAGTTTAACGCACAAAGTTTTTTCAGTCATATTACCGGCTTTACGAAGACGGACAAAGAAAATGACAGTTTGTCCTATACATTCAAAAATAATTATTTAATCAATAAGGGGGTTGTGCGTTACAAATCGATTGTCATTGATGATGCAAAAACGCAAAACGATTTGGAAAAAGCGGTTAATGCGCAGGCGGGAAAAATGTTTGCCGATTGCGTTTCGTATGATTTGTCGTGCGAGGGACACGTTTTAGTTGATAATCGGTTGTGTGAAAAAGGATTATGCGTTTGTGTTAAAGCGCCGAAAGCGATGATACACAGGGAAACCGATTTTATTGCACGCAATATAAAGTTGGTGCGTACCGGTGATCAAAAAACAACGCAGCTGTCTTTAGTTTTGCCCGGCTCCTATACCGGTAACATTCCGGAGGTGTTGCCGTGGGAATAATAGGCAAGGTGTTAAAGGTTGTAAGCGATACGTTTACCGTTCTCACTGTTGAAACGCGAAAAGGCTTTAGCGAGGAACCTCTTTTGTTTTCCGCTTCCGGTGATGATTCGGTTCCGTGTAAAGACGATAGAGTTTTGTTGGTACCGGCCGGAGGTACCGGTGAACAGGTAGTAGTCGGTGTTTTGAATAAATCGCAGGGAGCAAAGAGAGGGGAAAGGATTTTATTTGCTCGCGATAAAAACGGAAAAATCGTTGCAAAAATCAAAATGCTTAATTCCGGCAATATCGAAATTGAAGCGGACGGCGATTGCAAGGTAAAGGCAAAAGGCAATATAGAAATAAACGGTAGTGATTACGGCGGGCTTGTCAAAATTGAAGAACTGAAAACACAGTTGCAAAAAAATACGGCGATATTACAAGGGTTGCTGGGGGCATTAAAAACCCCTATCACAGAACCGGGAAACGGCAGCCCTTCCGCTTTTCAGGCGACTTTGATAACTGCTATCGGGGCATTGCAAGCGGGAGATTTTGCGGATATTGAAAATAAAAAAGTGGTACACGGGGGCGGCTGATGGGTGTTTTTGAGGGCGATATTCTTTTAATCGAAACACCGGACGGCGGCGATATTGTATTTGAAAACGGATGTGTAAAACCGTGCAAAGACTTTTCGACAGCCGTATATTTATCTCTTTTCGGCGGAAATAAAGATGATGCCGGCACGGTTAAAAACCGTCGTACATGGTGGGCCAATATATTGAGTGAAACACCGGAAAGCGAAAAAATGATTTCGCGATTTCAAGCGATAATTACGAGCTTGCCTTTAAGTGTAAAAAATATACGAAAAGCGGAAACAGCGGCTGTGCTTGATTTGGAATGGCTAAAAAACGAAGGTGTTGCGGATGAAATTATTGTAGAAGGGAAAACGAGAGGAAAAAATATTTTTGTCTTAAAAATTGAAATTAAAAACAGCGGTAAAAGTTTATACGAAAAAGAATTTTCTTTGTTGTGGGAGAACGGAATACATGGCATATAAAAATAAAACGATTGAAGAAGTACAGCAGCTTTTACTTAGTTCGTTTGAACATGAATTTAACGCGCAGTTGCGGATTTTACCGAAGTCCTTTGTCAAGGTTTTATGTAAGGTGTTTGCCGGTGTTTTTATTGTTTTGTATAAACTGGTTGGTTGGTATTTTTTGCAAATGTTTCCCGAGACGGCAGATTGGCAGGAGATTACGATTTTAGGCGTAAAACTTAGGCCGCTTGTAAAACTGGGTGTTTTGTTCGGTGTCGGGGAACCGTTATCGGGTGTACAATGGCGTGGAAATATAGCTGTTGAGGTTCTAACGATCGGAAGTGTTTTGTATTCCGGTGCACAATTAAAAAGCGACGTAACAGGGAAACTTTATATAACCGAAGAAACAAAAACTTTGTTACGCGCAAAAGAAACGGTATCGGTTGTTTGTACGGAATTAGGAACGGCCGGAAACCTTGAGCAAAACGATACGCTTACTTTTGTAAATCCGTATGGGTTTATAAAAACGGAAGCGACGGTTTCTGGTGTTACAAAGGTGGGACTTGATAACGAATTGGAATCGAGTTACCGCAATAGGGTTATTAACCGATTTCGTTTGCAACCGCAAGGCGGAGCTTTGGCGGACTACCGGATTTGGGCGTCCGAAGTTCCGGGCGTGTTGAATGTGTATCCGTACAATGATAAAGAGCAACCCGGCGGCGTATTGCTGTATGTATCGGGTATACCTGAAGTATATGAGGATCGGGTTCCTGATAGCGGTTTGTTAAAAAAAGTCGGTGAAGCGTGTACGTATGATCCGGAAACGGGCAAGGCTACACGGCGACCTTTAACGGCGGTACTTGACCCAAAAAATGACGGAACATACACAAATATAAAAGCAATAACCGTAACGGATATTGATGTTGTTATTACTGATGTATCGGGGATTGCTCCTGCTGACTTTGCGTGGGTCGTAAAACCCGCATTAAAAAATTATTTTTTAGATAGAGATTTGTATATACGGGGACTTTCCGATGATAACAACCGCACAAATGTTATTTCGAGAAATCATATTATAACGGTTATCAATCAAATAGCGGTGTCTGTTAAAGCCGTATTCGGTACAGCTGAAATGAAAAAAGGAGCAGGTGTAGTTGATATGTATACATTGGATAACGGCGAACTGGCAAAGCTCGGAGCGCTGACAATAAACGGGGTACAATATTGAGTAATTTTTTCGATGCTGTAAAATTATTATTTCCTCGTTCGCGTGCTTTTAATTTTACGATCGATAGTAATAAGCGAAAATTGATAAAAGCTATTGCCGTCTTACCGGAAGATATACGGCGTGAGATGGAACAGGTTTATTTTGATATGTTTCCCGAAACGAGCCGATATGTTGCCGACTGGGAAAAAGTTTTTGCCGTTGTATTTTCGAGTAAAGAACTGGAAAAACAACGAAACGTCCTTACCGCTTTATGGCGGATAAACAAGGGCGGGCAGTCGGCGGTGTTTTTGGAAAGCGTATTACAAAACATTGATAAAGATATTTTGGTTGTAGAAAATGTACCGATAAGCAATCCGAGGCAAAAAAATGTTGTTTTTGTTTCGGTGTGTAAAAATAAAATAATGTGCTGTGGAAATAAAAAAGCGGTATGCGGCTATAGAATCGGCGACGGGGGATTTGATCCAACCGTTTTACGAAACGACGTTTCAGAAGTGTATTCAATAAAAAACGATAAAAAATATTGGGGTTTTTGTTTTTTTGTTTGTAAGCGAGTTGCAAGAAATTCAAAGGGTGAAATTTTATATATAGAAAAATTAAAATTAAAAAAAGATTTTAGAAAGTTTGTTGAATATTTTATTTTAAAAATAAAACCGGTACACACGGTTGCAGTTGTATTTATTGAATGGGTAGATTAGTTTTAAGGAGTTAATATGATAAAAATTGATGAAAATTATACGGACTACAGGGATGATACCGATCCCAAATATCCGGCAGGAAAAGCCATAAATGCGTCAAGCGAAGACAGTGTTGACGGTACTCCGATTTTAGCAAGTTTGATAAATGATATAAACGGGTTTAGACAAGCTGCGTTTATGGCCGCATTCGGCGGTTTTGGAGCGTTGTCAGGGGTGCCGGATGATGCATTTAAATCGGACACTTTGGATGCGATCAATAAGATAACGCAAACGTATACAGATAAAAAAGTATTAGAAGAAGCCAAAGAACGAATAAATAAAGACACGGAAACGCTGGAAGCGGCAAACGGGTTTGCTTTGACTGCTGTCGGCAAAGAAAAAAATGAACGGGTTTCGTCCGACGAACAAATTTTATCTAGTGCAAAAGACTTTGCAAAAAACAAAGATAAGGAAGTTCTAGCGAATGCAAAGGCATATACCGATGCGCACGCAAAAAACAAAAACAATCCGCATGGAGTAACGGGCGAACAAGTGGGACTTGGTCGGCTGTATAATATCAGTCAAATAGGGTTTGGTGTGTGTAATACAGATGCCGGCGTACAGGCAAAAAGCGTTGTCGTTGAAAATATTGTTCTAGTTGTAGGTGCTCGTATTACAATAAAATTCAAGAATGCTATAGCGACTGATAATCCTACGCTTAATGTTAACGGTACGGGGGCAAAACCTATAACGATGGACAGCCAGCCTGTCGGTAAAGGTTGTTTTGATGCCGGCGGCTGTTATGAGTTTGTTTACACAGGGGATAGTTGGGAGTGCTTGTCCGGCATGGTACGAACAAAGGTTTTCGGCGAAAATGCGAGTTATATAAAATATAGGAACGGTTTATTGATACAGTGGGGCGATATACGATCAGGGACAACCGTCGATATATTGGCATATACAAGTATAAGCTCATATCGCATTGTACAAGGTTTTAATTATTATAATAATAATGTGACGGAGCTACGGCGTATATCCGAGCATACGATCGGTACGATTGGCGGGCCGTCGGAATCTGTAGTGTTAGCGTGGTTAACTATCGGTTATTAACGAATGGTTTAATTAAGCAGTGGGGATATGCACTGGGAGATGAAGTGAATGTCGTTTTGCCCATTCCTTATAAAATACGATACAGTATTTCATTATCGTTAAATTACCATTCAAACTTTGATGGCTGGAGTCGAACCGGTACCTATGAAGTAAAAACACTCAAAGGCTTTCATATTTCCATTTGTATTAGAAATGAAGGCGCTGTTTCCGACTGGACAACAATTGGGTTTTAATATGCTTATAACTACCCGTTTCAGTCAATAAATACCAATTATAAAGAGAGTGGCGTTTGCTTTTTCACTATAACCGAATGCAGTGTCGATAAAAACTTTATTCGCAGATACTGGATAAGCAATCGTGTTGTATTGGTTGTGCATAGCATCACATTGAGAAATCAGAGGAAAATAGCTTGTATTTCGGTACGCTATTATATCTACGTTTCCGACTCCTCTCACTTTGTACCATTGTATCAATAAACCGTTCCCATAAATTATTTATTCATAATAAGATTGTACGGAGGTATTAAAATGGTTTATGGGTATATCAGAGTCTCAACGGACGAGCAGACTACGACAAATCAAAAAATTGCAATTCGCGATTATTGTCGAAAACGAAAACTCTATCACATACAATGGGTTTCTGAGTATGTGAGTGGTACAAAAAACCCCGAGAAAAGAAAACTCGGAAATTTGCTGATGGTTGTTAATCAAAATGACTTAATAATTTGTACGGAGTTATCACGTTTGGGGCGTAGTTTAATGATGATTTTAAATGTATTGCACTATCTTTTGGAACGAGGGGTAAAGGTTGTTGCAATAAAGGAGGGGTATGAACTTGGGGATAACATTCAATCAAAAGTTTTAGCTTTTGCTTTTGGGCTCTCGGCGGAAATCGAGCGGACATTAATTTCAGAAAGGACGAAACAAGGTCTTGCGCGTGCAAGAAAAGAAGGAAAGCAAATAGGAAGACTTAAAGGGCAACTTCCAAAACGTTACAAATTAACAGGTAAAGCCGCTTATATACGAAGGTGTAGAGCTGTCGGAAGAAGCAAATTATCGTTAGCAAAAGAATTGAATGTTACGTGGATGACACTCAATGTGTTTATGAAAAAAAAGAAGATACTGTAATGGCAAAAATTATATATAAATTATTTTTGCAGTTTGTTCATTTGAGAATTGAATATTTTTTGTCCGTCTGCTGCCGGTTTTTCGCAAGAAGCCTTAAAAAACGGAGTGGACGGTGTAACGGTTTGCGTTTTCGAGAAATTATATATTTGTTTTAATTTAAATGACACGTTTCCGTTTTGCGCAGAAAAACGGGTAACCTTATGAAGGTTGTTATTGTATGCGATCAATTTACCAGTTTTGAATGCGATATAAGCGCGTGCAACTTGTCGCGATTTTTTCGAGGCAATATTTTTTTTGAACGGGCCTTTTACTTTTTGCATCCTTATTTTATTTACTCTGTACATTTTTGCAACCGGCTTTCCTTTGTTTCCGCTTCGGGCGATATCGGTGGGGATCACCAATTTTGAGCCTGTTTCAGGTTTATGCGGCCCGCCTTTTTCTTGACGTTCCATGTAAGCCGCTTTTTGAGTTATACCAACGGTAGAATGTATTACCCTAAGTCCGTACAGTCCGAGTGGCATTTTATCAAATTGTATTTGTCGCGCCGTGAATGTATTGCGAATGATAAAATTAATGTGTATTTTTGCCCACAGAATCGAATACTAATTTCTAAAAACCTATAACAATGCGAACGAGTGCGGCGATGCGAAGACTTGGCGCGGAGAAGCGAT